CTAGCCCCCCCGCCGTTAATAGAGCCGTAACAATTGGCGCTACTGTAATTGTTAATGGGAGATTACACCGTGATAGTTTCGGAACTGGACCCGGGCAAACCGAAAGAGAAGCCAGACGTCGAGTAAACTTCATGGCTCCCGGTAGAAGTCACCCTTACCATGTGACGAACATGGAAGGCGGCTGGCGTGGTTGGGTAACTGCTAACAGCGTGAGGGTTGTATAATGATAGAAATAATTATACAACAAAGAGGCACTGGAAGCACCTTCAATATTTCGGAAATTGTCGGCAATATTGAATGGTACACAGATATGGTTAATTCACAGCCGGGATTTTTAACTTTTGACTACGAACGTGGGGATAATATTATCCCCCACTATGGGGATTTTATTCGCTTTCGTGTTGATGGTGTAAATGTTTTTTTCGGCAGAGTTTTCACCAAAAACCGAAAAAGTCACAACACTATGAATGTTAAGGCTTATGATTTGTTAAAATTCCTTAAAAACAAACACACTTACGCACTTCCAAGCATGACTTCTACGCAGATTTTTAGACGTATTTGCACAGATTTTGAATTACCATTTAGAGTTATCGACAATAGTGTACATAACTTGCCTGCGCAAATCCACGATAACGAAACGTTATTTAGCATTATGAATGATGCTTTTGACCAAACCATAATCGCTACAAGTCATTGGTTTTATCTACGTGATAATTTTGGAACACTGGAACACGTTAATATCAATAGTCAACAAACCGACTTAGTGATTGGGGATAGTTCGATGGCAATTGATTATGATTTTCAAGGGTCAATCGCAGAAGATACTTTCAACAGGGTAAGGCTAACTAGGGAAAACCAACAAACTATGCGCCGCGAAGTGTTTATAGTGCAACATGGCGGAAATATTTCTACTTGGGGATTGTTGCAATTTAGCGACAGCGTCGATGAAAATCTAAACATGGCGCAAATTGATGCAAGAGCAAGTTTGATATTAACAGCTAAAAATAGGCCAACAAGGACGTTAACAATTACCGCACTTGGCGACTTAAGAGTTAGAGCAGGTAACGGGGTTGTATTGATTCTCGAAGAATTAAGAAACGAGGGTTTTTCTGCTAGACAAAGAGCAATTGTCTGTAATTGTTCGCATAGATGGTCAAATTCACAGCACTTAATGGATATTGAATTGAAGGTGGTTAACTAATGTCAAAATGTGACGAATTGGCGAAAGAAATCGTCAAAGGAAGAGAGCCAGAAGGGCGAAAAACTGATTTAATGTTTGGGAGTGTAACAACAATCCGACCGCTAACAATTAGAATTGATTCTACTGGATATATCATAAATTCGAATCTTTATGACGTTTCATTGTCGCAAATGGTAAGAGATTTGTTTATCGAGGTTGATGTACCGATTATCTCTACTCAAACTAGTTGGATTAATGGCGTACAAGTCGTTACAGGTGTTACAACAACACAGCAAACCCAACGAATACAGGTGTTTCGGTCACTTATGGCTGGCGATAGAGTTAAGGTTTTGCGTTACGGTAGAGGTCAAAAATTCTACATTTTGGAAAGGGGCTAAAGTATGGATTACGAGATTTTACAAACATTAGAAGAAGATTTTGTTAGTTCGAATACTTATAAAGTTATCGGTAATCGCATTTTAGGAATGGTGGACGGTTTAGACGCTGTTCGCCAAGCGATTGAAAAAATTCTAGCTACAGAGCGTTTTAGATACTCGATTTATTCCGAAAATTACGGTGTAGAATTAAATCGTTTTATCGGTGCTGATATCGAATTTGTTCGAGCAGATTTAGCTAGGACAATCGAGGAAGCTCTACAAGCTGATGAGCGCATTAGTGGTATTAGTAATTTCGAAATTGAGCGACAACAAGAAAAAGATACGCTAGTTTGCTACTATGATGTTGATACCGTTGAAGGCTCTTTCCCACAACGGGCGGAGGTGTTATTAAGTGGATAATTTAGAAAAATATACCTTTGAATTTTTGCTAAATAAAGCTTTAGCGGAAGTTTCGACACACATCGATACAAGGGAAGGTAGCATAATTTATGACGCTTTAGCGCCCGCCTGCATGGCGCTTGCAGAAGCTTTCTTAAACCTTAAAATGTTTCGTGATGCAGTTTTTATACAGACAAGTTTTGAACAATATTTAAACTTAAAAGTTGCAGACCAAGGATTAACAAGACGATTAGCAACTAGAGCAATTAAGCTTGGGACTTTTACAGATAGTGAGGGAAATCCCTTCAATGGCTTAGTTGGGGCAAGATTTTCAACAATCCACCCCACGAACACATTAATATACACTGCCTTAAGTCCGCATTCTGCAGACGGAACTTATCAACTAGAATGTGAAGAATATGGGACAATTGGCAATGATTATATTGGGGAATTGTTGCCGGTTACACACATTAACGGGTTAGGAACTGCTGAAATGTCAACGTTGTTAATTCCTGCTCAAAATGATGAAACAGACGATAATTTAAGAGCCAGATTCATGGCTGCTGTCAATGTTTCAGCGTTCGGCGGAAACGTTACACAATACCGTGAAGAACTTTTAGCAATTGACGGTATAGGAGCGGTGCAAATCTATTCAGTGTGGGACGGTGGTGGGACGGTCAAGGCTAGTATTATCAGTGGTGACTATAACGCTGTATCTGATGAATTTATTGAAAATGTGCAAAACTTAGTAGACCCAAAACAAGATGGAAAAGGTGACGGTTTTGCACCGATTGGACACGTTGTAACTATTACCACACCTGTAGAAAAAGTTATTAATGTTGATGTGGAAATTGTCTTGATTGGGGATATCACTGTTGGGCAAATAAGGCTTGCTATTAATGAAGCAATTGGTAATTATTTTGCAAGCTTGCAAGCTGGTTGGGGTCGTTCGAGCGAGAATAATCAGTATTCCTTAACGATTTTCCGTTCGCAAATTTCCGCCGCTTTACTAGCAATCCCGGAAATTATCAATGTTTCGAATATTTTGCTTAATAACGGCTATTCTGACATTGTGTTAACACAGTCTGGGACGCTTCAAGAACTACCGTTATTGGGCGAGGTGATTGTTAATGGATACTAACCTAGTAGATTTTCTACCTTCATATTTCGCAAATAATGTCGAAATGCTTAACCTTATGAGAGTAGAGGATTCTCTATTTGATGAATTAAATAGACACATGAGGGGTATTCTTTATAATCAATTTATCTTAACTTGCGACCTCCAAACTATTGAGTTTTGGGAAGGAGTTTTAAACATCGACTTCGACCCCGTCAACGATACGGAACAATTTCGACGTGAGCGAATTATTAACAGATTTTCAAGTCGACCACCTTTCACAATGATTTGGTTGAGAAATCGACTTGACCAACTAATTGGGGCAGAAAACTATGAAATGTCGCTTGATACTGACGCTTTTAGATTAAGTGTGGAAAGTGATATCGTTAATTATGCACGTTTTAGAGAAATGATAATAACTATTAATCGTGTAAAACCTGCAAACATAGTTTTCACCATGATACCTTTGTTAAAAGATAAAGTATATGCTAACCCAGAAGCTCGGGTCGCAACTTTAGAATTTATGCGAGCGGGAACGTGGGAAATCGGTATTACAGACTTCGAAACCATCACAGATGAAAGGAGAGTGCGAATAATTGCTAACAATCAACGCCTTAAACCGCATGGTAAACACCACTTACGAAGATACAGATAAAATAAGAATCAACGGTAGTGTGGAAATCACAGACTTCGAAATCAACGAAGTTGTTGACAATTACTACGATTTAGTTTTCCGCATTCCAGAAAATTTAGCGCACTTGCGACAACTTGAGTTGTTAACAGTCGATAACGTGCTAGTTGCTGATTACTTATTAAGCGTCCACCTTCCAGATGAAGTAATTTTCAAATTTCGATTGTATGTGGATAATTACGTATACCCAGAAGAGAGGGACAACCTCAATGCTCGCTTAACGGAAATGGAAACTTTCCACCGAATTTATCCACCGAACGAGTGGGACGATTTACCCGAAAAAGAACAATTGGCGCTTAGAATTGGCGTGTTAGAAGACCGTTACAGAATTCCGCAAGTGGAAGTGGAAAAATCTTTCTACAAGCTTGTTAAAATTGATGAAAGTGAGGTGGGGGAAAATGAGCTTTGAAGCTAAAGAATGGTCTCTTGGAGAACGTGTCCACCCCGAAGATTTAACAAGAATTGAAAGGGGTGTAGGCGATACACAAACTGCTGCAGAAAATGCACAAACTGCTGCAGAAAATGCACAAACTGCTGCAAACAATGCACAAACTGCTGCAGAAAATGCACAAACTGCTGCAGAAGCAGCGCAAAATTCGGGAGGGTTTTCCCCAACGGCACTAGCGGCGCAAGCAGTTTTGGGAAATGGAACAGGTAGGACAATTAGAAACACTACAAGTAGACCTTCAACAGTTCCAGCAAACAGTACAGACTTAATTACGCAGACAACACTTAATAACGCCGCCCTTCATGCTAGCGCAATCGTGGCAGGAGATGTAGCAATTGCTCGACTTCCCACAGGCACAACGGCGCAAACTGTTGCGCTTGGAAATCATACACATTCGTCGAGCCAAATCGCCGGAGCGGCTTTCCCCAACGCTGGGACAACAGCAGCATTAGGTGGGGGTAATGTGGGTTTGACTTGGCACTTTTTCAACGATTTAACCCAAGGCCAAGCTGATTCTGCTATTCGTCAATCTGGTGTTAGACGCATCGGTAATGTTGTAGAACTTGTTATACTTTTGAATAGAGCAGAAACCGGTCCTAGTACCTCTATTTTACTAAATTATACGTTGCAAACAGGGTTCAGACCACCAGCTTACATAGTTTTTCCAATGGAAGAAATGTTCTCAGGAAGGCCAGCTAATGCGCAATTAAACGTCGACCATCGTGGTCGCTTGCAGATTAATTTCGGCACAAATACCGCCACGGGGAGTATTATGGTTGTGGCGACTTATTTCGCCACTGGGTCGGTCTCAGGAGAGGCTACCCCTGACATAACGCGCGAAGATTTGGGGATTGTTGGGCCGCTCAATGCTAGCCCACACACATACAGTATGCAGATTGGTAACTATCGAATTTTTTCAGGAACTTATCGTGGAGTTGCTGTTAATGGGGATAACGATTTTAATGGGGGTTGGGCCACTGTAACTTATCCACTACCCTTTATCAGCACACCAAATTTATCCACAAACGTCGCGAATTGGCTAAATCGTTGGGCGATATGTGGTACAAGAAACCCTAGCGCAACAGGTTTTCAAGGTGCGCAAACGTGGACAAATAACGCACTTTCAACAGGTACAGAACTTGTGCAATGGCGAGCGTCTGGATTTATTAGCGAAGGCGTTGCAATGCCTTCGATGTCGGCAATGTACATTAGTGTTGACAACGATGGATACCTTTATGAAGTCGTAACGGGTGCATTTTCAACTGATAAAATTGAATGTGAATGTTTCGAGTTTGAACACCCGATAAATGCTTACAAGTATGTTGATAATAAAATCATATTAGATGTTGAAAAAGCACAAACTTTAGAAGTGGAGTATAAATTAATGCTTAAAATGATGCAAAAACATCACAATCTTGTTAACAATCAAGTTGAAACGATTAATAATCTTGTTAAGAGATTAGAGTTCTTAGAAAAAGGGAGCGAAAAAAATGCCTAAAAGAGAATATGATGACCTTCGTGGAGTCTTAAAAGTTGAACACGGTGGAACAGATGCGAAAACCTTACCAGATTTGGCTAAATCGTTGGGGATTAAAGATTTAAAGGACGAAGTTGATGAACATAAAAAAGACGATATTCGACACTTAACAGAAGAAACGATGACACTTATTAACAGCAGTACGGATAATTCAACCGCTATTAACACTCACGTTAATAGTAATGCTAACCCACATAACGTAACAGCGGCGCAGGTTGGAGCGCCCACGCAAGGGAATTTAAACGCACATATCAAC